TCTTGCTGTAGAAACTGACCTTATAGGCGTGGGGTTGCAGGTTCTTTAACTGCACACCCTCCAACTCTACAACACCTGAGCGGAGCACATTATTATTGACCTCTATAAACGCATCTGTTCTCGTGTTGGCGTTGAAGCCCCCACTCACATCTACGTTATAGTAGTGTTTAAAGACTGCGTTATTGTTTGGACTAGCAGGTAAGGTGAAACTCTTAGAGAAGTCACCAAAGACCTTAGAGATGTCTTTAACGTTCTGCACGCTCATAGTCAACTCTATGCTCTCCTGCTCAAAGAAGTCTACCTTCTGGCCATCTATATAAAGGTCAACTCTATTCATAGATAGTATCGTAAGCGTATTGTAAGTCTATCGTGTAGTTGATAGTTCTGTCTGTGATGTGCTTCTGTAGCTGTAGCGATCCTGTACTCACATTGACAGGCTTGCCATCGAGCAGTACACGCTCCGAGGCAAGCAACTGAGTCATTAACTCATCATAGTCCTCACCTACCCATCCTGTGTTTACTCGGATGCTGTTGCGGTAGTTGGTGTTGAATCTCTTGTACTGCTCCTGTGTAGTATCGTAGCTGAACCCTGTAGCACCTGAACTACCGAGTGACCTGCGGTACTCCGAGGTTCTCGTTTGTATCTGCTCTTGGCTTGCCTTAAAGAAATTGAGGCTCTCCCAAACCCCGTTCTTATTTATGAACTGCGCTTGTAAAGGTGTGTACTTACTCTCACAAGTTGGATAGAACCTACGGGTGTCTAGCGTTGTGCCGTCCTTATCTTTTAGGTTGATGTCGTAGTAGTTTGTGTATACCAATGGCTCACCAACGCTATCGGCCCAAGCCGTAAGGTTGGTAACGCCACAAGGTAAAAGCATAATCCTATTCTCAGGCTGTACACCTTGAAGGTCTGCCTCACTAATACGGATGTCTATATTGTAGCCTCCGTCACCTAGTATCTCTACAATGTCAAGACCTATATTGGCACATTGAGAACCTCCTTCAACCGTGCCACCATCAGCAAGCACCCTATCCTTGTAGGCCCAATAGATGTCGTACCCTTCTCCCCATTTACCTAGGTATACGGGCACGACCTCATTACCAGAGTCCTGTATATACTTAACAGCATTGACAGAGGCAAAGCCTTTGTCTACCTCTTTGTTTGCCGCCTCTATAAATATGTGGTAACCATTAGACACCTCGAAGATGTCTGTGCTTCCCGTATCATTTGAGATTGTAGGAGGGTCAGCCTTATTGTAGTAGCTAACATTGTAGTCTACCTGTACCCAATACACTGAGCCGTCAGGGACATAGCTGACATCTGTAGGATCAAAGCCTGTGTAGTCATTGTCTATGTACTCCTGCACAAACTTAGAGATGTCAAAGGATACATCTTGCCCTGCGAACACATCCCTAAAAAGGGTGTAGGTCGCTGAGGCAGGTTTACTGCTCCTCGAGCCATTCCATATAAAGACCTCAATAGTCGCATCCGTTATAGAGGATGCAAGACTTGAGTAGTTAGCTGTGATGAATATAGGACTGCGTGAGCCTACTAAACTGCTTGGTGCTATTATTGGCATACTAGAAAGGTTTTATCTCCTTCAAAAATTCGTCTACATCTTTACCGAGGGCCACCAAGAAATCAGGTGGCAGCTTTTCAAACTCGTCTCTAAACGGCTGACTGAACCACTCTGTCTTGGGTATACCTCGCATCTTAATCTTGCGAGCAATACCCAACGCAAAGCCCTTCTTTGCTTCTTCAGTCTGCTTAACAAACTGATTGGTCTCAGGGTCTCGTACCTTAATCCTGCGTACCCTCATCCACTCAAGGATGAACTTTGTAGGGGGCTGCTTACTCCTAAATGAGAAACGGCTGTTACCTGGCACTCTATACTTGACACCATCAACACCCTCATCTAGGTAAGTACCATAAGGCACGTTAAAGAAGAAGTCAAGTGCAGGGTGTGGTGATAGGGCAGTGACAAAACTGACACTATCCTTTAGGCTTCCCGTGGCTACATTTCTTCTACGCTTTATAGTCCCGTCATTATATCTAATGCTACGAGTAGCCCCAAGGTTGAGTTGTGCTGCTTTCTTAACACGCTCACCAAAGGCTTTCATCACTGCCTCCTGATTGGCTTTTCTTATCCTTGTTCTTGACATATGTCTATCGTGTTCGGTACACTGATATTTAGCGTTACTGACCAACCCACAAGTAGGTTCTCGTAACGATCCATAAATGGCTGACAGCTTGGGTCACCCTCTAGCTGATACTTGTCAGAGAATAGGTCACCACGCTTCAGGGCTTGCACCAAATCATTAACAACATAGAACTGAGTGTTGAGTATGTCCTGTTCAATACCCACTCCGTAGAATGGCTCTGCCTCATCTCTAGGGTCATCCTTGCTTACGTCTGCAACATCCATACACATAACACTTACAGAGAATGTAGCAATCTGATTGCTGATTGTAGCGTTATCTATCATCATATGTGAGAGGGGGAAGATGCTCTGCTTGTTCAGGTCTACCTCCATAATGTCCCCAAAAGTAACCGTGTTCACCTGAGCGTTTGCCTCTAGGTGGTTCTTGATTGTTGTAAGAATATCATATACCATAAAAGGTTAACCCCTTTGCGCCCTATTTGTAGCACAAGCGGTTAACCTTTCTTCTTGAGTAGCATTCTCTCTACCTCATTCTTCTCCTTATCGAATATCATTTTGAGGAACACACGCTGAAAGGCTTGGTTAGTTACAGCCTCGTATTTGTTGATGTCTCCCCCTGCCAGATGGTCTATGCTTCCATACCAACCCCACTTCCTTGAGAAGTTGGCTTGAAGGCTGAGGTCAGTATGTCCTTCGGGTTCTTCGGCAAAGAGTTCGGGGTATCGCTCGATAACTCCTTTCTTAAAGTCCAAAAAAAAAGCGTTGCACCTAAGCCTGCTCCGAGTGGGAAGTCCTTATATCCCTCATTGGGTTTGTACCCTTCTATGTCGTACTTGTCCCCGACCCTATCTGTGACGGGTCGGTAGAGTACGCCTAGTGCCTTGTGCATATTTTGCACATCAGTAAGGTAGCTGTCTAAATCTATGTACTCCCCAAAGGTCAACTCCTCTAGGTTAGGGATAAACCCATAGTCCTTACCTCGGTACTTAACGATGGGCTGTAGCTTGTGATCTTGGGCCAACATCTCAAAGAGTTCGTTAGTCATCGCATAGAAGTCTGTGGTCTGCATCTTGAGGGCCTCCCGTATTGGTAGCCCTAAGAATATCTCTGCAGCTTTCAGGGTCTTGAAGTTACTCTCCCCCTCTTCTATCGTCACATACTTCTGATACTGCTCAATGGTTAACTCATCAGCGTGCTCAGGGAATCGGACTTTAACGTACTGCGTATCTGCCATAATTAGGTCTCGTTAGTTTATTGTAGGTTGCGTATCGCATAGCATCGATGGCGTGGTTAAATGCATCTATAGGTTTGTTGAGTAGCTTGCCGTTCTTGTCTTCTACCCATTTATAGTTCCTCATCTCTTTAACCAGGTTGTGACCTGAGCAGTTTAGCTTGTACCGCTTGAGTACGTCTATCCCTGCGTTGATGGAGTCAGCCCCCTTCTTGGTGGGCTTGACATTCCATCCCATTCTATAGAGTTCCTCGATACTCTTAGGCTCTGCCGAGTCAGCAAATATCTCAGCCCTGCGGTCTATACCTAGGGCTTTCATTTTCTCAGAGATGTCTCTATTGGTAAGGTTGGTTTCATACAGCAGTTCCTTGATGTATAGAGAATGGTCTTTGCTATACACAGCGACTAGGGAGGTAGGGTCATTAGTAAACCCGAAGTCCATCCCATAGGCTAGGAAGGTGCAGCCCTCCTCAACCTCTCCCTCTTGGAAGGTAAAGACGGTTGCCTTGCTCTGGCCTCGCTCCCCTAAACCATAGATGCGCCAATAGTCCTCATCGGTATCCTTGAGCCTCTCAATCTCTGAGACGATGCTGCGATCCAAAAAGGGGTTATCGACATAGGTGCTTTTGATGAAGGTGACATCGTCACGGGTCAGTAGCTTATCGTATATCCAATGGAAGTCATCGGAGGGGTTGTAGTCAAGGTATATCTTTTCAGTGGTACGCACGAGTAGCTGAAAGAAGTCTTCCCACGTTAGTTCATTCGCCTCATTGCAGAACAGGTAGTTCCTCCTTGCCCCCCTCTTTTTCTGAGGTTGGTCAAGGGAAACAAACTCAATGATGTTTCCGTTAAGCCTGTAGATATGCTCTGACTTGTTATGGTTCTTCTCTGAGTACAGCCCTGCGTTGGTCAGTATCTCAATGAAGTCCCTCATCGCTGTCATCTTTAATGACGGCAGTGACTTCCTTACAATGGTGAATACCTTACCCTGTTCGGATAGGGCTAGTACCATAATGAGTTGCAGGAGTGAGTAGGTCTTCCCAGAACGTGTCCCCCCTTGGTTGACTACAATCTTGGTAGGGGCTTCCCAATTCCTCTCAAATATCTCACTCGTCTTTATTGCTACGCTTGACAATTTCTATCTTGACTTCGTTAATTTCCTCGTCTGTCTCAATCTTATTCTCGACCCTAGCGAGTTTAGGGGTGGTGTACTCTGCCATCTTGTTGATGATGTCTAAGGCCTCTTTGGGGGAGTCCTTAGCCACCTTGTTTAGCCAAGTGGTCATATTCTCTAGGTTATCCTCTACGAGCTTTGTAAAGGCTTCTCTAATTGTATTGGTGGTTTTGTTAACAGAACCCTTTGGTCTGCCGTTAGGGTTTCCACTCTCCCCCTGTTTAAACTTTCCCATCTGTTTAATCCTGTTGTTTACAGGTTAACCTAAAAATCGACAAATCGTTTTAGCAGTTCCTGTTCATCTCTAGCGAGTTGCCCCCTTAGGTGCACTTGTATGAGTACATCTAAGAGGGCTTTGTAGTTGTGCTTGTTTATAAGCATCAGTTCAGTACCTGGTTTTTGGATCATCAGAACTTGAGTAATCGTTTTCTTCTCTCGTACTTTCGTATGAGTTTGCCTAGGTTCTCTAGTTGTATGTCTGTCCCCTCGTTAAAGCCTGTGTGGGCTGACGAGGTGACGGTGTTTATTATATCCCATCGTATATCAGCGAGGTATTTCTCTGTGTATCTGATGTGGCGTTTCTTTCGGAGGTATGCTTTAATCTTTCTTTTCATATCTCTTGAGTATTTTCTCTAATGCTTTGCAGCGTAGGTATTCCCTGCGGAGCATATAGAGTACCATTATGGTAACAAGTATTAGGCTAATCATTTTCTATTCCGTTATCGGTTAGGTCTCTATTCATTAGGTCTATCAGGCAGTTGTTCTGGCTCATCTCTTTCTACTTTTTGAATGGCTTTACGTTCAATGATGCGCTCGGCAATTTTGTTGCCGACTCGCTGCATTGCCCGTCTTGCTCTTCGGTTGGGTTTATGGTCATTCATCTCTCTTTGGTGTTAAAGGTTCTATTAAAGACACAAAACCCTATCGTTCTGTATCATTATTGGTTTTTATATGTATCTGCATACAATCTAAAGGTTTTGCCGTTTTTTATATGCTTTGGCATATTGTAAGGTTATAGCCTTACCGAAATCAAATCTCGTCAGGTTTTACCCTTACTTTGTGTACCAGATTATACAATTTTACCCTTATTTTGTGACAATTTAAGGTTCATTGTTGTGAGGATTTGCGATTTGCGAATCACGAATTATCGTGGGTCTATGTCTTCTTCGGTTATTGATATAACAATGTTATTGTACTTGAGGCTCTGGAGTGCTCGTCTGCACTCCCTAGCCTTCTCCATAGTATCAAAGATTGCTTCAAACCTATCTTCTACATATACTCTAAACTTTCTCATAGCTCTCCCTGTATAGTATAGTTATTCACCTCTTGCTGAATCTCCTCAAGCGTGCGATCCTCGAAGAAGTCGCTGTACTGCTGAAGGGCGTACATCACCTTCTCCTCCCCTTTGTTGTAGAAGTCCTCAGAGACTGAGTACACCCCTACATCACAACTTAGCTTATCAATCACCAAGAACTTAAACTTAGTGTAGTCTACATTGAATAGACGGCAGTAGATATACACCTGTACATCATACGAGTATTTATGTCTAGCGGAGTATACAAAGTTCCTCAGGTCAGAAGATGTCTTGAGGTCAATGATAGTGCCGTCATTCTTTATGATGTCAGCCTTACCTCTAAAGGGATACCCCTCTATGTAGTCAACAGCAGGCTGTTCAAATGAGGCATCTCTTAGAAGTTCTACCGCTTGGGCATTCTTAAATATAGCCTCGGTCATACGCTCTGCTAGGCTGCGCTCCTTGACCGTGTATAGTAAATGGTTAGGGTGTTCTGCTTTCGCATCTTTCCACTTCTTAGCGTTCTTACTAGCCACATCAATAAACGTCATCTCGTCTATCTTGTGGGGTTCTAGTATCATAGTGTGGATGAGCCTACCATCCCGTAGGGCTTGGCTGTTAGTCTCCTCCCCGTACTGCATTAGATTGTAGTACGTCCTAGGGCTGTCGAGTAGCTTCTTTAGGTTACTGCTACTAAAAGCAACCTTACCTAGGTAGCCGTAGTAGAAGTCATCATCGTGGGCTTTCTCTACGAGGTAGCTTTGGTCGTGCTCCTCTCCGTTTAGCATTCTGATTTTCATATCTATTCTATTTGGTTAATCCCATTGCAAGCAAAAAGCGTTGGCCCTTGTCAGGGTCAATGCCTTTTATCAATCTATAAATAAAGGCAGAGGCTCGCTTTGTAGAAGCTACCTCCGCCTTTGTGCTGTCTACCCCTAGGTTAGTGTATAGGGATGCATCTATCCTTAGGAGTTCGTCTATCGTCTCCTTGTCCGTTAAGGCATCCTCGAATACTATCTGTGCCTTGTAAATCGCTTCAGTGTGTTTCATCATTTCTGTAGTTGTATTTGACGTTCTACTATCTCTTCATCATCACATTCGCAAGAAGAACTACTACACTCTCGGCAGCAGTTGCACTGCCAATCGTCATAACTCGTCTCACCACATATCTCACAGGTAGCATCGTGGTACTCCTGATAGCTTGCAAGTTCTCTGTCTAGGTAGTCCATTATACAGGTAGATTAAATAGGTTCTCAATCAACTCGTACAACGCTAACATCCCGATGATCCCGACTACAGCCAGGAGGGATGCAGCACCACCATAAACAATGTTTTCCTTTCGTGTAAATACTCTTTTAGACATAAGCATAAAATTTAGTTATGCTCGAATATACACAAAACAATTAACAATCAAAAACTAATTCTCCTCGTTTATCTTCTTCGCTAGGCTGATAGGTAAGAAGCCCACCTCCTTGACTACCTTTCTTCGGTCAGGGAAATCGGTGGTCTTGGGGAGACCCCCTTTCATTTCCCATTTAATATCCTTTATCTCTCCAAGGTTAAAGGCATAGATACCCTCAGGTGTTGAGTTGATATAGAAAGGTATTGTGCCGTGCAGCTTCGCTCGGTGAATTAAAGCATCGTACTTGTCCTTCTCTATTAAGAGTTCATCGTAGTGAGTCCTGCGGCACTTGAGTTCAATATCCATATTCCACTTCTCGCTGAAGCAGTCGTACCTAGAATACTGCTCACCGCTTTTTTCAAGGTCAGCGATAAAACAAGCCTTAATAATCAGGAAAAGTTTATCCTCGGTCATACTCGGTGTATACCTTTTTCAGGTCATTGATCCAAGATTTCCAAGTCTTAGGGCTACAACTGCAGGGTATGTCAAACTTGTGATTAAATACCCTAGCGTGTATCTCTGCCAGAGGTCGGGTATACTTCTCGTCTACCTTCATACCATCAAACTGAGCATAGAACTCCCCTAGGAACTCGTGCTCGTGCTCTAACAAACATTCGGTATGCTTGTACGGGAAGAGCGCATTGAGTTTCTTCTTGCGCTCGGAGCAGCCGCAGTCAACGCCTGTAGCCTCGGCAAACATCTCGACAGCTTTCTTTATACCTGTGGCCTCGGTTATCTTCTCAACCGTGTCCCCCAATCCTTTGCTCTTAGTTGAGGATTTCTTTTTTGTACTCTTGGTACTCTTCGTAGAGGTTTTCTCTGACATAATCTTTCGCTTTATTAAGTGTTGTAAAAATGGTTCTTAAACTGATGGTAGTCTCCTTCTCAATGTCCCTCATCGATAAGTCTGTTGTGTGGTACAACTCGAACATCTTATAGTCAAACCAATGCATCTCTCTGGCCTTGTCAAATATCGTGTCAAGAAAGCGGTCAAGACTTTCCTCATTCTCACGACCTAACTCTTCACTAAACTCATCGTGCTCGTGGTACTCATCCACAAAAACTAGAAGGTCTTTTTTGTCCTGATACTTCCTGACCATATTACGGAGAGTGACCCAAACGAATAGCTTATTGGGTTCATCTCCGTACATAATCCTCTCAGGATCGTCAACGTACTTATTTAGCCTCAGGTACATCTCCTGCACAATGTCCTCGGCATATGCGCCTGCACCAAACTTATAGGCCATCTTAACCCATTCCTTATGGTAGGCAGCAAGTAATTCTAATAGGTTCATTCTCCTCTCCCTTCCGTAGCCCAAGTGACTACAATAGCCAAGACCCCAAAGCACAACTGCAAAGAGTGGTACTTGGGGTCTTGAAAGTCTTCATCCATCTCGGAGTTCCAATAGTTAACTCCTACTATAAAACCTGCTAGGGGTGCTACATCAATCGCTAAGTTCATATTCGTGTTTCATTTCTTTTATAAGGCGGTCTTTGTTACGAACCTCAGTACGCAACTCCAACATCTCCTCACGCAACTCGTCAAGACGTTGCTGAAGGAGAGCGTTGTGCTTCGTAAGTTGCCACTTCTCCGTACCTACCTCTGAGCCTCTTAGCTTCTCAATAATTGTGCAACTCTCATTGAACAATTTCATATAGCTGCTGTCAAAGCGTAGGTTCATCTCGTGGGACTTTGTGGCGTGGATAACCGTGGCGTGGTCTTTACCCGTCACCCTCGCTATCTCCAAGGTTGTATACAACTCTCTAGCAGCCACCATAAAGGCAAACCTTGCCATTACATTGGGTCGCTGTCTGTTTCTCTGTATGTTGTGAATATCAACGTAGTGGTTGTATTCCTCCTGTAATTCTAATATGCTTGCTTTCATCGTAAGTATTCATCTAGTTCATCAAACTGCGCCTCATACTTAGACACCCGTTCACTGAGGTTTCTTATCGTCAACTTTAACTCAGCGTTCTTTGCTTGGGCATCCCATATGATACGCTGCACTTCCTCTACCATATCAATGGCAGAATCCATAGCACCATACACACTCAATACATCTAAGAAGAGGTTCATCTCTTCTTCATTATTTGGGTCTTCAGGTTTTATGCGGTTGGCTATATCAGTCAAGAGTTGGTTCTTCGTGCGTAGCCAGAGCAAGGTCATACTCTTGCTCTCGGCATACCTCCATCTGTCACTATCTAAAGGGTGTCTCTCTTCACTCATCGTTTATAAATATAGTATAAGTTTAGGCTAAAATGGTAAGTCACCTTGAACTTTCTCTGAAGTTTCTAACAGGCTCTCTCCGTCAATCTCAAACCCTGCGCTACCTGGCTTCATCCGCATCATAATAGGGTCATCATACGGAGTCGGTTTTCCGCCCGTCTCCGTCTCCTTGACCTTAAAGCAATGAATGTGTGTGTACATCCACTCGGTAGGGTGAGTTGTGAGCCTATGTATACACCACATATCATCGGCCCTATTTCCCCACTTACCACCTCCTTCAACATCGCCTACGCTAGGGGGCTTAGTCATACCTGCGTACTCGTGCTGTGCAGGGTACTTGTTTCGTAACGCTCCCGTTACTGCGTGTGTATTTACCCACACACTGACCTTCTGCTGCTTGGCCCAATTACGCAAAGCTGTAGCCACCTCGTAGTCATACTCGTGGCCACCTAATGCCTGAAACATCTTCGGCTCTTTCCTGAGCGAGTTATATGGATCAATAAGAAAACCGTCTATGCCCTCCTCGCTATTGATGTCGGTAGCCTCCTCAATCAAATCCTTATAGGAGTACATCTTCTTATCAGCATCCAATATAATAAAGTGACCCATAATAAAACGCATAGCCTTCTGCATCTCATCCTCCTCAACTTTGTTTATAGTCTTACCCAAATAGAACTGCACAATCTTTATAGCGACACTCTCTGGGGTGTTCTCGCTGCTAAAGATGAGCCACTTGAGTTTGTTCTTCATTGACTGCAGTACCATCAGGTAGAGAATCGTAGTAGTCTTACCTACGTTGTTATGCCCTAAAATGATATTGAAATTACCTCTTTTAAAACGGAGGTACTCGTCTAGTTTGTAATGCCCAAAGTCATAGCCTTGCTTGACCCTGTTCATACGAATGTTATCTATCCGACCCGTGAGGTCGGCATAGCTGACTTTAGCCATATGGTTTTGGTATTAAAAAAGGGGAGAGCATTGCCCTCCCCCTGATGTGAAACTTTTAATTAGAACGGAGACTCAGTGCTCTGCTCTTTGAGTGGGTTGGTATCGTTATCGAGTACCCAATCCTTAAAAGATTCTGCTAACCTCAATACATCAAGGTGGTTAGCATCCATACTAGCGGCAAACTCAGCGGCTGCCTTTAACGCTGTTTGACGTACAATAAGTACATCCTTTGAGGTAGTAGCCCCTCCGCCCGTTGAAGGTGCGGTGGCTACCTGCTGTGGTGCATTCGTTACCTGACCATCATACTGCGGATTAGCAGGCTTAATCTTAAACCAAGTCTTACCCGTCTTACTTTGCTTTGCCTCATCAAGGTAGTGGGCTGATTCGCCTACTACAAACTTGTTTTGATTCTCGTTAGTTGATGTGTAAAGACCAGAGTCTCCATTATCAAATCTAACTCCATAGGTGTACATCATTCCGTACTGACCTTGTCTTGGTTCGCCTACAGGCTTCACCTCTTGAACTACTGCTGTTTTCATAGCATCTCTTTTATTGATTATTAAACTGATTCGAAATTAACAAAATTATTCATACAACGGCAATAAACGTTTAGCAATTTCTGCAACCACGTCAACCGTGACTGCATTACCGCACTGCTTATAGCGTTGCGTATTACTCATTCTTTTGATTTCACCTTCGTACGATCCATATTCTGTATGGTTATCAGGGAAGCCCTGAAGCCGCTCACACTCTATCGGAGTAAGTCTTCTGATTCTATACTCAGGTTCTACTACTGCCTGCTCGCATAAGGTGTCGAGGGTTTGCGCTTTCTGCTTACCCACTCGACCCCTGCGAGTAGTTGAGTTAATAGCCGTCAAGTTGATACTATCACCCGCACCTGCTTCCTCATAGCCACATTCCTTAGCACTCTTTACCCTAAGGAATTGGTCTGTATTGCCTCCGCCACCTGTAACTGAATGTAATGTGTTTGCCGTGTCTTTGTAGTTGCGATTAGTTACTTTCCCGTCTGAGGAACGGGTGTAACTAATCACCTCAGCAATCATATTCATTCCTCTATAGTTTCCTGCTGCGTGTCCAGGTGATTGTAATGTAGATGCGACTTTTGCATTCCTGAAGTCAGACTCTCCACTTGACTCTCCGATAGGAAATACTCCTCCCCAATCTCCTCTGGCTTCTGTAGAATATCCAACAAGGTATACTCGCTCTCTGTTTTGGGGTAAAAACCACGCTGTGTTAAGAAGTTGCCATTCGCATCGATAGCCCCCAAGGTCAACAAAGGCTTGGAGGATTGCCGCAAAATCTGCCCCATCGTTTGAGGAGAAAGTTCCTTTAACATTTTCCCAAATAAAAACTCTTGGTCTGCATTCTCCGATAAGCCGTATTGCTTCAGAGATAAGACTGCTTCGGTCTCCTTCGAGACCCCTGCGATTTCCAGCCTGACTAAAGTCTTGGCAAGGTGATCCAAAGGTGACAAGGTCGATTCTTGGGAGGTCTCCTCCCCGAACATCTGTAACTGAGCCGACATAAGTACTCTTTTTAAATTGATGTTTATACACAGCGATAGCGTGCTTATCTACTTCGGAGAACCAAGAGGTCACCTCATAGCCTGCACGCTCGAAGCCCAAATGAAAGCCTCCGATACCGCTGAATAAATCTAGTTGGTTAATCTTCATTTGTAGGTACTGCGTTGCTTAATCTAACCTCAACCTCACAATAATTCTTTTCAACCGTTTGGTCATAAACGATAGTGAGCTTGTGGTAATACTTAGGGCTATCGTCAGGAATCCATCCGTTAGCCACGAGAGTATCAGCAGTAAATTTTGAAACCAAAACAAGGTTATCCACATCGGCACGAGTATGATACCGAATAACGATAGTACAAGCCTCTGCAAGATGGTGGTCATAACGAGCCAATTCTGACTCCACGATTTTCTTATATTCATCTTTTATCCTTTTTCTATACGTCCAATGCTTTCCTGCATATAGACTATTTAACGATATGGTCTTCGGTAGTTTCAGAAGTAAGTCCAAAGTCTCTTTCATATTCTAGTTCCTTTTTTAAGTGATCCACAGCTTTGGAGATGTCCTGACTCCTTGGGTTGCCTTGCTTCTTTCCTGCCCGAAGCAGGTAAGCAATGGCAACACCAAGGTTATACGAATCCCTCTGGAAATCCATTACTACATCAAAAGCCTCAAGGCCTTTGTACTTACCTAGGTAGTAGCTTGGTGTCGTGGTAGTATCCTGTTTGGTACTTGCCGTATCGGTAGTCGGTAAGTTGCCTGTCGGGGATTCCGAAGTGGAGGTATAGGTGGTTGTATAAGGTGATTTCATTGACTTCGTATTTTTCATAATGCTCAACTTTCTGAATCTCTTTGTGAATCTTCATTGTATTCCTCTTTAAACCTCTCAAATAGATAGAGGGCCGTCTCAGCAGATATGTCCTTCCGCTGATAGTCCCTCACTATAAATTGCTTTAGTAAATTAACCTCTCTTTCTAAGGCCTGAACTCTTGCCTGAGCAAGTTCATAAGTCTCGTTTGTCATAGCATTTGATTTTGATTCGTGTGAAAGTATAAAAAAAAAGCGACACCTTTTGAGTGTCGCATAATTTTTTAGCAGATGTGTCCGTCTCTTACTTGCTCGGAGATGTAACCGAGGGCGTGTACTAAGTGGTCAAACTCCTCAATGTTCGTCATCCCTGTACGCTCGTCCTCAAAGGCAACGTGCCAAGTGTCGTACTGAACGTTAGGAGCATAAACTCGGACTACTACATCTTCAGGGAAGACTAAGGCAAAGTTATCTCCCATAGCATTGTTATCGTTATGAGGTACTACCTCGGTAAAACCGAAGCTACTCTTGAATCCGTTAACAATGGTTAAGGTGTTTTTAAAATTTTCCATAAGGCATAAACTATTTTGGTTATACCCAAATGTAATAAAAAAAATGATATGTGTGCAAAAGTCTGTGAAAAAAAATAAAGAGGTTTCCTTGGCTGTCTGCCAGGTAACCCCTTTTTTTTACTTTAGAGTACTCTAATATAGAGTATATATATCTACCCCTAAAGGGTAGAGATATATATACTCTTACTCTAGAGTCTTTAAATTACTTAGTCTTACCTTTCTTATCGATAGTGCGTACCGCAAAGTATCCTCCTACAACGGTTACACTGAGCATATTCCATAGGCTTATCCAAGCACTATCTACTTCTATGATCCCCAAACCATCAAAGAAGGTAGCTAAGACTAAAAACGCTACGACCACCACTAAGGTTAATGGTCTTACGTTTTTACTTAGCCAACTGTCTGAATCCATATCAGACTTCCATCGGTTACTTATCTCGGCTTCAATAGAGGCCTTTATAGCGGCTTTCTCCTCTGGAGTGGATACATACCTATCTACAACGTTAGAAACGGCCTCTATCGTCTGTTGTGCGCTTTTTCCGAGTAGTTTGCTTACTAGTGGGTTCATAACAATTCTTTTTACAGGTACATTCTTTAGGTTCAGTTACACAATACTTAACTGCCACAGGCCTCGCAATCTTCAGGGTTATCAATGTTACAAGTTGGCTGCACTTGGTTCTCTAGTTCGTTAATGAAGCTGTCTAAGCTATCATTGTCGTGTGTTATGTTCATTAACCTCTTTTTATAA